TATCCAAATGTTGCGTCAGAAGCTTGAAACCCTGAACGTTGTGACACAGGATTAAAATCCCAAAGTGAACTACGTGGTCTTGTCATTATACCATATCTTAATGCATCGTACAAGTGATCTTCTGCATTTGTGTCTACATCTTCGTGGTTTCTTTTATCTACTGGCAAACCAGGAAGCTGTGCTATTATATTGGTGCAGGAAGAAAAGAATACTAACCTTGGCTCATCAGTAAACTCATCTACCTGCAAACGGCGGTGAAGTTCGTTTTTACCTGCAACCCGTGAACCTCTGGAACGATCTGAGGGCCTCCACTTGCATCCCTTTGCGTTCATTTGTTCAGCCAAGGACGGTCCTGTGTCTCCACGTTTATGCCACAGGGAACTGTCTAACACGCCGTACCTGATACTACCGTCTTCATTTTCTGCTTCTAGTATCATATCCGCTAAATCTGTAGCTGTTACTTTAGAACAATATAACTCTCTATAAACTACAAGTTGTTCGCTTGGCGTGACAGTGAACCACAATACTCCTGTGAAACTACCATACCCATAATCACAAGCTCTAAATCTAGCCCAGCTACGGGGTATGCTGTATGGTTCTACTACGTGTATCTTTCTATTAAACTCAGGAAAGGCTGCACCTTCATTTACATCCCAGTTTCCTTCTAATAATTGCTTACGCTGATGTTCAGGTAATGATAAAAGCATAGCTTCATAATCACCACTTTCAGCTAAATATGGATTATCAAAGAGACTAGCAGGTATGAACCTACGCTTAAACAGGGGTTGACCAGATTTACTATGCCCTTTGGGAAACTTCAACACCTCACTAGTCTCTATGTCCGTTGCCCAGAACGATGTATTAGGTTTAGCTGGGTCAATGAACATCTTCTTAACCCAAGCGTGTCCCAAACCACCTGGGTTTGTTGTGGCTCTCATGTACAATCCTAAGTCAGGATTAGCACTACGTAAACGTGACCTCATGTAGTTCCACGCAAACGGAGATGACCACTGTGTAAGTTCGTCAAAAGCCACGTAATTAAACGCCTGTCCTTGATATCGCATAACATCGGAGTCTCTGTCAAGGTATGACATCCACAATGTACCACCTCTAGGTGTAGTCCACTGTGACTTTCTCTCTGACCACTTGATACCAGGTATAGCTTTAGGGTAAAGCTCCTGACTTTTTTGTATTAACTCTCTTAGTTCTTCAGTCGTATGACGTACAAGAAGACCACTGAAGTCTGAGTTGTTCATATTTCGTAACGGGTCTGCTAGTGTGGCGTAACTCTTCCCGCCTCCTGCTGCTCCTCCATACAAAACTTCTCGTTCACTCGCAGCCAAAAACTCTGTCTGGGGTCCAGGATTAGGCTTAAAGACTACATTCTGTGCTTCTTGTACGTCATATGTGGCAGGTTTAACCTGCGCTGGGCTTTGTTTCGTCATCGTCCTCTTCGTAGGTGTAGTATCCAAATCTTTCTTTTTCGAGGATTTCGATCTGACGTAACGTTTTTTCGAGCCGCTTGGCATACTCGCGTTTAATCGTAGTAAGTCTTTTTCTTTTTCTTTCAACATCTATACGTTTTTTCAACCCATCGTGTGTTATGTTTCTTCCAGATTGCGTAGTTAACCAAGCCGCAACCTGCCTTAAACTATATTGTTTTACGTGTTTTTTAGCTAGTTCAAGTAACTCTAACTCTTTAGGTATTGGGTTCAGCCAATTATTATCCTCTGGATCAACCTCATAACCAAAGGGTATATACCGACTTGTTCTTGGTATGCGCTGCCAAAGTTTTACCTTAAAGGGTACTTTAGGCAACATCCAGTATTCATGTTGTAAAGGTCGTTCTCTTTTAACTTTGAGCTTCATCATCATTTTTAGGTGGCAGTATAAACAATCCACCTGGCGCATCTACGGATACTCGTTCTGTTTTAACTACACCAGCGCGATCTAGTATCTGTCCTGCAGCCATCATCTTTTCTTTTATGCCTAGCTGGGTAGGATCGTCCAAAGCACTGGCATACGCAACTGCAGCTTTAGGACCAACTCTTGACATATACGTTTTAGTTGCTTCAAATATCTCATCTTTTAATGCCTCCACTATTGTAGTAGTAGATGAGTTAACATTGTACCCTGCTAATTTTTTAGCTTGCACAACATCGCCACCTGCTTCCTCAAAAAGCACTTCTAAGAATCTAGCTTGGTTTTCTGTAAGCTTACGTGTCATGTTACTTTCCTGTAGGATCTGGTTTTTTTTGCGATCTTCTTAGGTTGAGCCACAAACTGCTTACCTGCCTTAGTGCCTTTTCGTTTAGCTCTGGTTGTAGCGGCGTACTCAGCATCGCTAAGAGACTTAATAGCTTTAGCAGGTAAATACCGCTCACCAGTTTTAGAACTAGGCTTCCCACTCTTCGTGCGCCAATCTTGCTTTGTCCATGACTTTAGACTTTTTTGAGATTTTTTTAGGGCCATCTAACAACAATCACACTCTGGATTACATTTACGATTTATTAACGAACACCATAGTCTTTTAAGATATCGTTTCATTTGTATCCTCCCCCTGCTTTTTTGTAGGCAGAGGCCAGCATTTGAGCTTTTCTAGCTGACCACTGCCCCGGTTTACCGCCCTTGCTCCCTGCTTTTATTCTAGAGAACTGTCGTTTACGCATGGCTGGCTTAGTGTAGTTTCCAGCTTTATTTACTGTAGATTTAGATTTAGCCATGCGTAATTCCTCCTATGACAAAACTACACGAACAACTGTACTAGAACTTTCAGCACGTCTATAGTTTAAGATAGTAGAGTTACCTACTGCTTTAGGAACTATAAAACTGTGTGCTCCTGCAGGTAACTCTATATCGTTATCATCTACATCAGCTTCTGCAGAGCCAAAGTTTATATCTAGCTTGTGACTAGTTTCTATAAACACTACACTGGCGTTAGTACAGTCTACGTGTGTTGTATTGGTGTTACTAAGGGTGACAGCAGTTTGTACTGTCCACCCCAAGTTTTCGCCTATTAGACCAACTTGATCAACCATTGGTTAACTCCTAACTTATGTAAACGGAGTAACTATCGCACCATCACCAATAGTGTGTCCTGAGACTACCCATTTAGAATCTGTAATACATACGTACTTAATCATGCCGCCAAGTAGTCGGCCTTTACCGTCTGCATCCATTACAATCTGATGGTCTGCTGCTGCAGGTTTAGAGAAACCACAGTTTTCTACACCATCATCTAAGTCATTTACAGTGATATCTGTATCAACCATAGTCAGCACACCTTGCAGTGTATCTGATGCTGAGTCTGCATTGATTGTCAGTGTTCCTGTAAATGTTGTTCCTATATGAAACTCATACATTAAACCTGCTGCGGCTGTAGGTAGTGTAATAGTAATACCACCTGCACGATTAAGGGTAAAGATTGTACCTGACTCTGCTGCAGTTACTAGTTTAGTAGAATCAGTAATACTAGTTACTACTTGTTTCATAGTTGTGAAGGTAAGTGGAGATTCGTAAACCTCAATACCTTCTTGTCTTGTTGCTGTTAGTGACATTATTTATTCCCCTTATTATAGAACATACCTGATTTACGATAGTCTGTCTTGCCATTGCTTACTAGACCACCACGATTTTTAAAACCCATCTTATTACGTACTTCTGTAGGTAGTTTTTTTAAACCTTTACCTTCATCTCCTGCAGGCGGTTCTTTTAGTTTACCACCTTTAAACATGCCTTTAGTTGTAGGCATATCTTTTTCTTTATTAGGCGTACCTTGAGGTAATGGTCTTTGTGTTTGTTGTGCGTCCATCATACCTTGTTGACGTTGCATATCAGCAGCCGTAGGATTATACATAGGCTGTATAGGATTAATAATGCCGCCTACTTGTTTATTCTTGCCCATGCTTTTCTCCACTCCCTTTATAGTTCCCTTATTACGGGAGGCATAAAACACAGCCTCCCCTTCTTTAGGACCATACTGCTCTTTCATAGAGCGCATTATCTTTTTACCTTTTTTAGTTAAAGGCATAGCATTACATCTTAGTTAACTTGTAGCCTTTGGCTTTAGCTGCAGAACGCATTTGACTCATAGTCATACCTGTTGCTCCACCCTTGGCATAACCTTTTTTCATCTTACCGCCACGAGCCATACCTGGCTTCTTTTTCATGGTCATACCACCTTTAGCCATCTTCTTTTTCTTAGCCATAGCTCCACCACGAGCCATACCTTTTTTCTTCATCTTTCCATGCATTGCCATAGCAACTACTCCTTATCACTGTATAGATTGTTAAACACTCGTTGCGTATCCCAAACGTATTCTACGTCTTGCTTAGAGTGAAATATGTTTTGGTTTGGCCTAAAGTCAGGAGCACCTTCTCCTGTTTCAAACCAAGCGGGGTGAGTTACTCTCACTCTGTTGTTGGGCAACGCAACTATGTTACCAGTATATTCTCCTGCATCTAACAACTCCAATACATGTGATTGTTTGTGTTGGGCAGGATCATCTGCTACTTCGCTATCTGTATAATCAACTGTAAAATAATATTTGCAAGGATAAAACTCATTATCAATCTTTGCTATCCAAGGCGCTGGGGTTGCTCTGTTAAGTACGTAAACAGAGTGATGATGTGACATACAATCCCAAGGTTGAGCCATGTACGGTGGTAATTCAGTAGGCCAACCTTCTAACGGAGTATCAGCTACAAGGGCAGTAAGGGGCATTCTAGCCCACATAGCTCCTCCGTGAACGTTGAGGTCTTCGTCCGATCCATCGAACTCGCATCCTGTAAATATAACTTGGAAACTGAGAGTCCTGTTGGGCATGGTTGTTACTGCTATTACCATGCAGTGGAGAAACTCTCCGTGATATTCTTCTAAGTTCTTTGTGTATTCTCTTCTTACCCATGCTTTAAAATAAGGTATGTTACTTTGAAGATACGGCATCTCTTTCCTTTCGCAATCTTTCTTTAGCCTTTTTAGCTATCTGAACAACTTCTGTCTTACCCATTACTTTAGCACGTTGTTCCATAACTGTCAAGATCTGAATTTTTCTTGCGAAAGGTTTTCCTGATTTTCGTACTCTTGCAACAGTTTCTCTTGCATCCTTTGTTGTTGCGAACTTTATTGGTACAGTATCTTTAGGGTTTTCGTCTGTGTATAACCTACGCCCTGACCCTTTAGGTTTCTTACCTGTGCCTACTTTAGGATCTTTTTTCTTTTTAGTCATGCTACTACAAAATCTACTATCTGACCAGTAGGAGTACGCAGCTTGTTAGGATCTGGATAGTAAGCAAACTTTTGATTAACTAACTTAAGATCCTCTACTGGTGTATTAGGAGTTATTTTAGTTGGCTCTTTTTGAGCATCTATCTTTTCTTCTTCGTTAGCTTTAGTCGATCTGTTCTTATCCCGTGACTCAAATACAATATTATCGTGTGTATGAAAAGGCATACTAGGTAAAGGTAGATGACTAATCAAAGTCATAAGTTAAAGTTTCCAAGAACGCAAGTAAAAAGTAAAATTGTTTGGGTTCCAGCCTTGCTTTACGCAAGCATCTTTCCAAACATTGTACTTTTCTACAGCCACATCTTTAGCTTTTATAAAATCTTCGTAGGCCTTATCAACTTCACCGTAACGTAAGTTGTTTAGCTCTTGTTGTTTTTCTTCAATCTCTTTTTGAAGTTTTTCTTCTTGTGTCATTTCCATTTTTCTTTCTTACCTTATTTTTAATCCACATAAAAAGACTACTTAAAGTCAGAGCTGCGGAGACTATGTTTAAGAATGGTCCCATTACCAAGCTTTACATGACCAGTAACGTGCAGTAAACTTGTCTTTAGCTGTGTCACAGTTGTGTCTAGCTCTAAAGTTCTTACGAGCACCAGGGTTATCTTTACGAATTGGCATATCAGGATCACCAAAGCGTACAACCTTTACCTGATCACCCTTCTTAGCTAACACGGCTGACTTCTTAGCTTCACCTGATAGGCGTTTTGGTTTGTTATAACCAGGGTATGTTTCACCACGGTACTTTAACTTACCACTAGGTAGTCGTTCTACATCTTTAGTTGTAGCCATAGTAGTTAAACTTTCAAGTTTGCTTTTCAGGTTTAGGCATTTCCACACATTTACCTAGTACAAAGGAACTAGGTGTAGGCTTACTAGCGTTTAACACGTTCATTTGTGTAGCTAAACTGGAAACACATGTATCCATTGTAGGGTACAAAACTTGGTCTGACGCTACTTTATAACCACTATCCATAAACATTACAAATACTATTACAAACATTATTCATACTTTCTTTTTCTATCTGGATCTAAAACCTCATTTGACTCTAAGTAACCCTCTAAGTACATTGCACGTTCAACATGATCCAGTGTATATTTTTTTCCTGTACGATTATAAATAGCCTCACGAACATAGAACACATCTGACTTAGGTATGTGTACTTTGTTTAGAAAACGTGTGTCTTCTGATGCTAAAGCCTCATAAAAGTCTTCAATTACGGACTCACTTGCATATAGTTGTACCTTTTTTTTGTACATTGTCAAGTCTTTATTTATAAAAAAGTAAAAAAATACTACAAACGTCTAGATGTACATGAGGGAGAGGAGACACAGATGGAGTTTGTACTCTCTAAACGCTTGTAGTACTTTAAGTTTAACTACAAGTTATTATTATTATAGTAGTTATGTAATTATAATAGCATGTGTTAAGTTATATGTCAATAGTTAATTTATATTTATTTATATTATTAATAGTTTAACTATAAGTTGTACTATCCTATGTCCAATTTCTTATATTTTAACTATAAAGTTTAACTTAGCTGCTACTGCTACGCAGTTATACATAAAAAAACACCTCTGTCAAGTAGTGACGTTACGTAACTTTACTAATGTTTCTTTAATAATTTACCTTTATAGATAAACACCAGTATCTGTATACAATATATAGTGTTCTAAAAGTAAAAACCCCGTGTGTTGCAGTGTGTGTATACATATACGCTATACCCCCAGGTGGCCCTCGCCTGACCCTATGCTGCCCCAATGTCTATTTGCGGCATTTCATAGAGCAAAAACGACACAATAAAACTATAAACAGATACTAAACAAAGTTTTACGCTGCCAAACTATTGTTTTTATTACGTTTTATTACAGATAAGGTATCTGTACACGTAGGCTATATAGGAATAATGCGTATTTTTGACCAAGTAGTCAGCTTTTCTATAGTGGATGCACAACTTAGAACGAACCAGGAACAAACGCAGCTTTTAGAACAACACGAGAACATTACAAGTACATCCCCCTGCCATGTTGCACAGATATACCCCAAGCTTTTTTTGCCATTATAATGTATTATCCTTTTGGGCTGATTCGTTTCCAATAGTATAGTTTTTTCTTTCTTTGGTAAAACATCAGCAATCTTACCTCAAAAGTTTTTTTAAATGTCTTTTATTTCCAATGCTTTATGAGAAAGTTATTTTTTTTCTTGCAATCTGTTTTTGCTTATGTCTTAACTTATGGAAAGCAAAACGAAAGGAAAACCAATGTTTGACAATGAAATGAGAAAAAATCTAATTAGGTCTCTTATCCGTACCTACTATCAATTTGAGCTTAACGAAGAGCACCACGAGCCAACTTTTCAAACATATGAAAGACTAGAATTTGAAATGCGTAGATTAATGACGGAAGACGAGTATCAGATATTCTTTGATTGCAATGAATTTCAAGGTGAGCACTACGCTTTTATTTAATAACTTGACTCTCTCTTCTAGGTGTGCAACGGTACACCTATGACGGAGAGTCAAACGCAAAGAGTAGCCCTAGTGCCTCGATCCTTTGCTTTGACCGTTACAAGCTCGCAGGTGTGATCTAGTCCTGCATTGGTAAGGTGAGACATATGAGCCACTAAACCACAGACTAAAATAAAACTTGACTACAGAACGACTAAATGCAAGACTGAATACAGAACGAAACAAGCCCTAGAGTAAAGGGAAAGAAAACATAAAAGTATCGTATAGCCAAGCTATTGCAGAACATCGTGATACAGCTTGGATGCGTTCCAACCTAACGGATTGAGCTTTGTGTAATTTTTCCTAGAACGGTTCTACTCTCGCTGACTAAATGATCCGCTTAAAGAACGGACTATTGAAGAAACCCGATAGGCGCATTGCGTCTTTGAGCAAGGGTGGATAGCAAATAATTGTTGATGCGATAACGTCAAGCTCAACTCAAGAACGGTAAAATACATCAGTCCGTCTACAGGATGTCTGTGGATGTCTTTTGTTTGGACACAGCCAAGATAACTGCGGCCAACCGCAGCTTATGCTTGACATATGGTTTTGGCTGTGTCTTACTGAATACATCTAATATGGAGTGAGACACAATGACACTATATACACTACCCCATAAATTCACCGTACATCGTTCTAAAATAGATGGAACTAGCTTTGTTCTAATGTGTAACGGTAATTTTGTTTCTTGTGCAGAAACGCTAGATGATATTTTTATCGCCTATGGTAATCAATTGAAATATGCAAAAGGGTAAGACACAATGGCTTGGACTGTAAAAGCTTCAGTAGAGGAAGCTGGTAAGATATCTCAAGGCAATTCAAAGATGCCAGGCTCTACGTTTGCTACAGATGCGTTTGCTTGCAAGGTAGGCTCAAAGCTTGCTAAGATTGAGGGTAGTGTATGCAACAAGTGCTACGCTCGTAAGCTTCAAAAGTTACGCCCTAGTGTAAACCAAGGTTGGACTAAGAACTATCTCAAAGCTACCAAGCTGATTGCAGATAATCCTCAACGTTGGGCTAGTGCCGCAGCTTTTCAGATATCGCGCATAGCTGACAAATCTCAGGAGTTCTATCACAGATGGTTTGATAGTGGCGATCTTGACAGTGTAGATATGCTACGTGCTATCGTGCTGGCTGTAGAGTTGACGCCACATATTAAGCATTGGCTACCTACTCGTGAAGCTAAGATTGTCCAACAATATCGCAAGAAGTATGGCAACGAGCCAAGCAATCTAATTATCCGTGTGAGTGCTACCATGATAGGTGACAAGCCTATTCGTGGACACGCTAACACGTCAACTGTACACGTCAAGAATACTGACCACTATGGCTATGCTTGCCCAGCGCCAAAGCAAGATAATAATTGTGGATCGTGTCGTGCTTGCTGGTCACATGACGTACCAAATGTCAGCTACACAAAACATTAAGCTTGACACCTAAACTAAACTATGATTTAACTTAACTCAAGCAAACACAGAGGAGAAATACAATGTTAGCTTATCAAGTATCAAAGAACGCACCACTAAACGATGGCACAGAAGGTTATCGCTTTCGCCACGCTATCAAAGTTAACAACACAGAATTACTGGTGTTAGCTGGAACCTACCGTAAGCGTAAGCCAAAGAATGTGCGTTACGGTATCAAACTTTTTCAAACGTGTATGCATCACTTTCATTTTGGACGCAGAAGTTTGTATCTTGAACACGGTAAAAACCGTAAGACTAATCGCAAGCTTCGTCACTTTGCAGGATAAGGAGAAAAAAAAATGCTTACAATAAATCAAATAGCACAAATGGAAAGTTGCACTCACAATTCAAATATGCCTAGTGATATTAGGGAATTGTTAAACTCAACATACTACAGTGAAAGTAAGAAGGATAACATGCCCATTGGTGAACTTTCACTACCACAATTTATAAGAGTT